CATGATACTCAATCATAGTTTCTGCTAGGTCTTTGTACAACTCCACTGGGTTCACTGGTGGGTTTTGAAAATCAAACTTGGGCATCTCTTGTTTTAGAAGTGGATGCTTACAGTCCATTATTTTTAAAATCATGCAATCCTCGAAAAATTCTGATGTTTTACAAATTTGATGACTGAATGGAATTTGTCATACAACTGATCGCCCTTGTGGCTGATAATGAACACATTGGTATCGCCTGTCAAACTTTCTAAAATTTTCAAAAATTCTTCAGTGCCTGTAGCATCCAAAGAACTATCAAACACTTCATCCATAAGCAACAAATTGGTTGATGCGGAGTTTCTCATTTTGGCGATAGCCCTCCAAGTAAAGAGCAGTGCCAAATCAATTCTCATTTTCTCACCTTCGCTGAAAGATTCATAAGAAAATTCATCGCGAAAACGAGACTTGATGGTTTCCTTGAAACTCTCATTCAACTCGAATTGTACGAAAAAATCCATTGATGCAAGGTACTTGTTGATAAGTTTGTTCATCACAGGAACATACTGACGAATAATTTTAGTCTTGATACCAGTATCTTTCAACAGCACAGCAGCAACGTCATGTATCTTCTTTTCTTTGTGAAACTCTTCAAGTTCTTTTCTTTTGTCGACTAACTCTTCTTTGAGTTTTTCGATTTCATCTTTGTTGTCATCAATAGCCTTTGTGTTACCCCTGAGATTTTCAATTTCTTGTTTCAAGGTCTCAATAGAATGATTCCAAGAAAAGATTTTGTTATTGTTCTCAGTGATTTTACGGTTGAGTTTTTCGATTTCAGAATTGACTTGAGAAATTTGCCCAAGACGTTCTTCCAATATTATAACCTCATTTGATAAATCTTTCAAGCCTGTATCAACTTGTTTCATTTGTTCGGCTCTAGATGTGAGTTTCTCACACTTGAACTCTTCATGAATCCCTTGCTTACATGTTGGGCAGTTGTCGTTTTCCTCGAAAAATTTGACCTCTCTTTTGATCGCACGAATCTTATCTTCAAGTTTCTTTTCTAAATCAAGCACCTTCTGCTTTTTCTTTTCGACTTTGTTTTTGTCAGATATTTGCTCATTCAATGTTTGTATTTGCACACTAACAAATGCGACTTCAGAAGATGCAGCGTCGACTTTCGACTTGTATTCATCAATCAACACTTGTTTTTGTTTGGCAAGTTCTTCATTGTTGAGTTTTAATGAGTCGATGTTCTTTTGCTGCATTTCGATTTTGTTTTCAATTAAATCGATTTCATGACCAGAGTCCAAAATACTTGCTTTGTTTTCTGTAATCTTTTCTTTCAGCAACCCATTCATCGTTGAAAAGATTTGAATATCGAGCAAATCTTCAATTACTTCTCTGCGACTATGTGCAGGCAATTGCATAAATGGAACAAAGTTGGCAGAACCCAAAACAACGATTTGACCGAATGACTTATGGTTCATCTTCAATATCGTCGTTTCCAACAACTCTTGGTACTCTTTGATATTCGGGCTCTGGTTTATCAACCCACCATTGATGTAGATCTCAAACAACTCTGGCTTTTGCCCACGACGAATTTTATACTCCTTGCTGCCAATGCTGAATTCACATTCAACTACAGAGTTTTTTTGCGTTATCGAATTAACAAGTTGTGGCTTGTTTATATTTCGAAACGGTTTGCCATACAAAGCAAAAGAAAGTGCATCAAGCAAGGTGGACTTGCCAGCACCATTTTCGCCAACAACAAGTGTGGACTTGGAGCGATTTAAGATTATTTCGGTGAATTGATTTCCTGTTGACAGAAAATTCTGCCATCTAATCTTTTTGAATACTATCATAATTTACTCTTCGACTGATAACGCTTCAGTATAAAGTTCCTGAAGAAAATTGTCAAGCCTCTTTTTGTCAACGCTTTGGTCAACACCCTCAACCACCTTTCTCAAAATAGTCATAGTGTCTTCTGCGTCATTGATTATCTCATTGTCATCTTCTAAATTCAAGTTGAGATGGTCATCCATAACTTGTAGATCCAACACCCCAACCTTTTCCAACTTGTCAATGAACATATCGAACCACATTGGATTTTCTTTTGACCTGATAATAACCTTTACATACAAGTTTTTGTACGGAGAAGGATCGAACATCAGCACATCATCCATACCCTTCCCAGCATCATCATAATGAATTTTTTTGAACATTTTGTATGGGTTTTCAATAAACGACAACTCTCTTGTTGAAGTGTCGAAAATATGAAAGCCTCTTTGGTCATTGTAATCAGACCAAGTCATTTCATATGGTGCACCGAGGTAGTAGATATTTGATCTATGTGACCTGTGATGAAAGTGGCCAGACAATACCATATCAAACTTTTCAAAAAGTTTAGCATCAAACCCATGGTCATTGAAGGCACCACGGTACATCTCAAATCCTTGAATTTCAAGATGACCAAACAAAATTTGAGCATCTGTTTCCTGTAGAAATTTCATGCTTTGCTCATAGTTACCAGAGCAAATCCACGGCAACAGTGCAATCTTCACCCCATCAAATTGTTTTGTGGTGGGTTCTGAATAATAATCGACATCATATTCTGTATGAGCAAACAACTCATTCATAGAGTTGACTTCGTTGGTGTTTTTAAATGCCGTGTCATGGTTACCAATCAACACGTCTAGTTTTATACCAGAGTCATTACAATGTTGAACAAATTTTCGCAGGTGACGTGCAGTCAAGTAGTTAATGTATTTGCGACGGTCTACAATATCGCCCAAGTGGATAATTTGCGTTATGTTTTTCTCTTTGATGTATGGAAAGAAAAAATCATAATAGAATTTGTTGAAATAATCTGCAAATGCTTGACTGTCCCCTCGTGCCCCCCAGTGCGTGTCAGTTATCAGTGCTATTTGCATCAACGTCTCCTTCATCAATAAATTTTTCCAGTCCCTTTCTTCTGACTTTCTTTTCGATTTTAGCCTCGAACTTCTCAATCAGTTCACTAATATTATCTGTTGGGTTCAAAAACACTCCATCAAAGTGCGCCAACTCTTCGCTGGTCATGTCTGCCAAATTATTAGTGACCAGTGCATACTCAAAACTTTTGTGCTTGATGTATGTCTGTTTCTTTTCTTTAGCGATACGGCGCAAAAACGCATAGTAAATTATCTGCGTAAAATATGCGAATGGGTTGCTAGACTTGTCTGGGTCGAAATTGTGCAAATACGTCAAACAATTTTCAACACCATCACTGATCATTTCGTCTTTGTAAGTGTATCCAGCAAAATTGGGTTTAGTTGCCAATCTAGTGGCAATTTGAAAAATACAATACCCAATGTATTCTGGTATTCTTGGCTTTGGCTCACCCTTTTCTTTCGCTTCGTTGACTTTTGCTATATGCTTCAACATTTCTGCATATAGTTTCTTATTGTCAACATAATGATTCGACTGCATAATAAATTTCCTTCAATGTTTAGTGGTGTCTGTCCCCTGATCCTTGAACAACTCGTTAAGTTGATCAAAAAAATCTTCTTTTTCGGTTTTGGATTGAATAACTCCCTCCAACGCCTCTTCGATTTTTTGCTCGGCGTATTTCTTGTCTTCAGAAACAAGAGGGAGCATTTGTCTGTAAAACTCTACAAGTATACTTTGCGGAGTATAATGAGTCAATACGTGTTTGCGTTCGAACACTAAAAAATCATCTGCAGACAAACTAACTGCACTAGCAAGACGCAATTTAGCATCATAGTATTCGTCTCTGAATACCTCAATAATCATTGGATCATAAATGATTGCAGGATCTATACTGTCGGCTTCTAGTTCGCCAATAAGAGTTTCTCCGCTGACCAGTTTTATAATTTTTATCATACGTTGAGCCTCGTGGTGTAGATTTTGTACTCAAATTTTTCTTCATCATATATTTTACATCTTTCGACGAAATGCCCAATTGTATGATTTTTCCTAGACTTCCATGACAAATCGTCGGCGATGTCATACAATGTTGCTTGATCTTTCGTTTCACTTTTTCTCAGCCCACGACCAATAGACTGCAAATTGCGAATTTTGGATTTAGATGGGCTGGCGAATATGATATTGTGCAAGTTCTTAATATTTATTCCAGTTGAAAACGTGCCATACGAAGCAATAATGATAGACTTTTTCTCGCCATCAACGATCTTTCTTATCTCATCTCTTTCAGCACCCTCCACGCCACCATGGACGAAAAACGTTGGCAACCCATTGTCTTTGATTGTGTCATACAATATTTGTCCATGTTTATCTACATACTGAAACAACAACAGGGTATTTCCCTCTAGAGACAATGCCAAGTTTTTGATAAATTTGTTTCTATTGTCGTTTCTGACCAAAAAGTCCATTTCGTCTTGATAGGTTGCATTTTTGAGTGCTTGGCAAACTGCATCTGGGTACTTCAAGATAACGCACTTGATTTTGAAATTCGATAAATGTTTTTGCTCGATAAGTTCAGCAGTGGTGATAACTTTTCTCAAACCACCAAACAAACCCTCCAAAACTAACTTATGCGTTTGCGTTCCATCTAATGTACCAGTAAATCCAAACCTATACTTACAATCAATCATCTTTTCCATAATTGACGACAAAGACTTGGCTTTAAACAAATGCGCCTCGTCGCCAATGACTACACCAAACTGAGCAAACCATTGCTTTGGCATTTTGTACACTGATTGCCAAGTAGTGACCACTATTTCATGGTCTGATTTTTTGTCCACTCCAGCAGTGATTTTGTGGACATCTTTATCGTAACCGTAAGATTTAAAGTCTGATGCCATTTGATGCACCAGTGTCGTTGTGGGTACAACAACCAACGTTTTCAAACCAAACCATCTAGCCAACAAATAGATTATGAATGACTTGCCAGATGCTGTTGGCGAAAGCATCAATGCCCTTCTATTACGAACAGCATAAACAAAGGCATCCATTTGGTAGTCCCTCGGTTCCATAGAAGGACTCAATTCACTGACGAATTCTTTTGCTTCTTTCAGCGAGAACTCGTCTGGGTAAAAGTCATTGGGGAGTTCTAATTCGTAGTCGCGCTCTTTACAGAAACGCTCTACATGATGAATCAAACCAGCGTACAGTGTTCTGGTTAATTGATTGAAAAGACGTATTTTCCCATCCCACATACGGTTTCTGTATGCGGGCATAAACTTGGCTCCTGGCACTTCAAAAGTAAAGTATTCACTCAACTCTGCAGCAGTACCAGACTCACAGTATATTTTTACGTATACCTCGTTTACTTTTTCGACTTTTAATGTTTCCACTTAACTTTTTTTCATTCCTATAAACATTACCATCAATCATTGTGTATATAGCCTTTTCTGTTTCGATGGTGTGACCGTTGAATCGAACCAAAGTTTCGTTGAGAGCAGGTATTCCCGCATCTACAAATTTGCTCAAATTTTCCCACTTGTGGTCTAGTGGGTTGGTTTTCTTTGACATTAGATTCCAACCTTGAATTTTTCCCAATCAACAGCGACTTTCAAATTGTACCCTCTGTTGTTCAAAGAACGAATTATGGAGTCTAAAAAATCGACTTTTTCTTGCTGCATTGCGATTTTTAAAGTGGAGTTCACAATGTCTTTGTCGGCATCAATGTACACTGATACTTCTGACTTGAGTATTTTACCAATTGGTGGGAGTTCCCAACCCAAGTCTTGCGACTCTTTCGTTGGACCTTGCGTATAGAATTCATGCTTGGCTAGCCGCAGTTGTTTCATTTCTGCTTCAAGTTTTCTCAAAACGAGTCTTTCTTGAGAATAAATCTTAAAGTATTTGCTATGCAACTGCGGGATCTTCAGCGATTCATCGCCAAGTTCTGTTCTATCGATTTTGCTATCGGCTTCCCACAAAGACTGTATTTCTTCTAGTTTCATAATACCTCACCATGTGCATACCCAATTATACCTGATTATCAAAAAGAATTCAACGGTGATTCAATTCATCACTTGCTTTAGTTTTCCATACATTGGGTAGCAGACCATGAACAAATAAAATAAATGCAAGACGCCAAGCACGTAGGAGATGTTTAACATAATTCATATTGACTTCTTTTAGATGCCCCATTATAATTCTCCTGTGGGGATGGTGTTACACTAGTGTCTTGATGGTATACCTCAAGTATTTGAATGACACTGATGCATCGATGTAGTTGATGTCTTGATTCGATGTATCAAACTCCATATCACTCAACGATATGGGAAACAAATCGTAAAAATCAATTGAAATGTTTGGACGCATCGAACTGGTCATAATGATCAAGTTTGCATCTACCTTTGTGGAATCTTTTTTATACTGACTGAAAGAATCTGGTGCAGCAATCTCCAATGCCCAGTTGTAGATCTCTAAGTAATTGTTAAGATCTTCGTCGACTTTGAAGGTAAATGTCAATGGGTTGTAATCCAATCTACTGTTGATTGGTATTGGTACAAATGGAGTTGCCATCGTACTGAAGTTTACATTGATACCTGGAAATGACAACCTTTGGATATTGTATGACAAGTTTGGCGACCTGTTGAGTGTGAATTTGAACCCAACTGGCGACAAAAAGTTTTTGTTGTCTGGTAT